ATCGCAGAGACGGAGCTGGAGGACCGGCGCGGTGGCGGTATGAGCCACCCTCCCGGGCGCGCATGACCCCCGATCAATTCGACGCGCTGGCCAAGTTGCTGCGCTTGCGCGGCAGCGTCAGCACCACCGCTGCGCGCCTCCACTTTGTAGACGGCCTGCGCATTGCCGACGCGGCCCGCGCGGCTGGTTGCACACCCAACGCCGCCAGCGACTGCGTGCGCCGCTGTAGAGCTGGCATCGCCCTTGCAAGGCGGGTCGCAGCGGCATAACGCAAACCCTGCCACCAACCAAACCGGCTCTAGCCGGTTTTTTTATTGGTTGGGCCAATCGCCATTGACTCCGACACAAAAAGTATTGCAATAACCGAGCGAGCGCTTCACGGTACTCGCAGTTGTCTCCAATTTCCCCGTGGGCCGCAAACCCACGGGGCTTTTTGCACAAGGTCGAGCCCCAATGTCCGCGAAGCGCAAGAGCGCCGCCCCATCACAAAAGTCACAAAGCCCAGCACCAGGACGCCGAAAAGTGGACTGGGATGCTGTCGAGCGTGACTATCGGACGGGGAAGTTCACGCAACGCGAGTTGGCCGACAAATACGGAGTCGTCCATGGCGCGGTAGGGAAAAAGGCGCGCGAAAACGGCTGGCAGAAGGATTTGACCGAAGAGATACGGCAGGCGACCAATTCCAAGTTGGTAGCCGAGCTAGTAGCCAAAGAGGTATCCGACAGTAGCCGAGCAGTAGCCAATACGGTGCTCGCTGCCGCCGAAATCAATGTGCAGGTCATCCGCTCGCACCGAGCCGGCCTCAATCGCATCACCAGGATCAAGGAAACGCTGCTGGACCAGATCGAGCAGGCCGCCATGCAGTTGCCCGAGTTGGCTGAGGCGATTGAGCTGGTGCGCAAGCCTGATGAAAACGGGGTGGACAAGGCAAACGACATGCTGCGCAAGGCCATGAGCCGCACATCGCTGGTGGATGACCTCAAAAAGTTGTCCGAGGTGGATGAAAAGGTGCGCAAGGGTGAGCGTGAAGCGTTCGGCATATCCGGCGATGCCGGCGAAGACCCTGCATTGAGTGGCCAGCGCAAGAAGCGCGTGCTGCTGGAGTTTGTGGACGCCGAGGTCAAGTCGCAATGATGACCGAAGCCGATCAAGCACAGGAAATCCGGGCCGAGTTCCCGGCCAAGCTGCGCCCGCTTTTTTCGCCCAAGCGGTACAAGGTCATGCATGGAGGTCGAGGTGGCGGCAAGTCTTGGGCTGTGGCCCGCGCGCTGCTGCTCATGGCTGCTGATCGGACCTTGCGCATTCTGTGCGCCCGCGAGGTGCAGAAGTCCATGAAGGAGTCGGTTCACCGACTGCTGAAGGATCAGATCGTTTCCTTGGGCCTAGAGGCTGAGTTCGAGGTGCTGGAGACTGAGATTCGGGGTTACAACGGCTCCGTTTTCCTGTTCACCGGACTGCAAAGCCACACCGTTGACTCCATCAAGTCCTATGAGGGCGTTGATGTGGTGTGGATCGAAGAAGCCCACGGCGTCAGTAAAAAGAGCTGGGACACGCTGATACCAACGATCCGCAAAGAAGGGTCGGAAATCTGGCTGACGCTGAACCCTGACATGGACACCGATGAGACGTGGACGCGCTTTTGCGCCACTCCATCGGATGACACTTGGGTCTGCGCGATTAACTGGCGCGATAACCCATGGTTTCCCGAGGTGCTGGCCGCAGAGCGCGAGAAGGCTGAGCGCACGATGCCGGCCGACGAGTACGCCAACATCTGGGAAGGCAAGGCCAAGCGTGTGGCTGCTGGCGCGATCTACCGCCATGAGATTGAGGCGCTATTCGCCGATGGTCGTGTGTGCCCTGTGCCATATGACCCTGTTTTGCCGGTGCACACGGTCTGGGATTTGGGCTGGAACGACGCCATGACCATCATCATGGTGCAGCGCACGCCGACCACGGTGAACATCATCGACTACATCGAGGACAGCAACCGCACCTATGCGTGGTATGTGGCTCAACTGGAAAAGCGCGCATACCGCTGGGGCGCCGACTACCTGCCGCACGATGGCGCAGCTGCAAACCCGCAAACGGGTATTTCCAGCATCCAGACGCTCAAGAACCTGGGCCGCAACGTGGCCGACCCGCTACCCGCCATCGATGTGGAAGAGGGCATCAAGCAGGCGCGCATGGTGTTCCCGAAGTGCTACTTCGACAAGAGCAAAGCCGCACGCCTGCTGGAGTGCTTGAAGCGGTACCGCCGCAGCATCAACCAGCGCACCAACGAGCCTACCGGGCCGCTTCATGACGAGTACAGCCACGGCGCCGATGCATTCCGCTACCTGGGCATGGCTGTTCCGCTGATGCGCAACGCCACCGACTCACTCAGCAATTTCGCCGGCCGCGAGCGGTTTGGCTGGAGATAGCCCCCATGCGAAAAACAGAAATCCTCAACTCTGCAGGGCAATGCCTGCTCGAATGGAATGGCGCCGATTCATGGAAGTCGTTTCAGCAAGGCGGCTTTGTCGCGTCACTGGAGTGGGCGGTTCTGCCGGGCAGCGCCAAGGCCCAGCGGGTTTGCATCATCGGCCGGCCGCGCGAAGGCATCGTGCTCAACGCCCACGCCGGCACCGTGCAGAGCGAGTATCAGCCGCGCTGCTACCGCGAAGCCGACCGGCCTTTCATCTTGCAGTTCGATAAAGACGACAACCCGACCGGCAGTTGCACCCGCGATTTCATCTGGGACGCCACGCAGTCGGTGCAGCTCATGGGCTACACAGCCGATGACCGCACAGCCGTCAAGAACTACATTGATTTGGTGTTGCGGGCAATGATCGAAATGGTCTACCAGCCAGCGGCCAAGCCCGAGGTGCGCAAAAAGATCATCACTGGGGGCAAAGACACGTTCGAGGTCACCGCCACCCGTGGCAATCAGACTGTGGAGGCGCTGGTATGACGACAGCTGCCCAATCCGAGCGCCATGGGCGCCTGAAAAACATGTACCTGGAGGAGCTGGACCGCCAGCACCTCAACCGGCAGGAGCGCATGAAGTGGGTGCGCTACTACAACAACGACCAATTCACGCTGGAGCGCCGCCGAAAGCTCGAAAGCGTGGGCCTGTCACCGGCCACCAACAACATGGTGCGCCCGATCATTGAGTACCTCAAAGGCACCGAGCGCCGGGGTCGTGTCGATTTCACCGTGGCGCCACGCAAGGACAGCAAGGAAGCCCGCGAAAGCGCGCAGGCCAAGCAAGAGCTGATGAAGTGGCTCGACTACACCAATCAAACCGGGTTCGAGCGCAGCCTGGCCACCGATCAGGCATTCATCACCGGTCTGGGCTGGCTTGAAGTGGCCACCCGACAGGACAAGAGCGGGCCCAAGGTGGTTTCAATGGCCGAGGACTGGCGCAACATGCTCCACGACTCGCGCGGCATCACCATGGATGGCGACGACTGGCGCTACCTTTTTCGCACCAAGGTCATTGATCTGGATGTGGCCAAGGCCATTTTCCCGAACAAGGCCGCCGAGCTGGAGAAAGTGGCGCAGAAGGGCGCAGGCGCTCATTTGCTGGGCGACTGGAGCGGCACCAGCGCGATTCTGGGTGGCAACGACACCGCATCAAGCGAAGCGTCGACCTATTTTGTGGGCACCGATCTGTACTCGACCCGCGACCGGGTGATGCTGGTGGAGTGCTGGACCCGCGATCCGGTCAAGCGCACGGACAAGCACATTGGTGGGTTGGTGGACCCGGTTTCATGGGAGATCAACTGCACGATCATCACCGCCGACGACATCCTTGTAGAGAGCAAATCGCCGTACAAGCACGGCAAGTTCCCATTTGTGCCGGTCTGGTGCTACCGCGACATTGATTCTGGGCTGCCGTACTCGCCGATCCGCGATCTGGTGGACGTTCAAGACTCGCTCAATTCGCACCTGATGCGCGCGAAGTTCCTGAGCCACGTCAATCAGATATGGATTGAGGCCGGCGCCATTGGTGACGTGATGACGCTGGAGCAGATCGAGAAGGAAATGCGCGACCCCATGGGTATCGCCATCTTCGCCGATGGTGCGATTGCCAACGGCAGGGTCAATAAGACCGAGCACGGCGGCGACGTGCAGAAGATGATGATGTTGGCCCAGGCCGACATGGACACCATGCACCGCATGTCGGGCGTGACGTCAGAGAACCGGGAAACGAGCGCCGACAGCCTGAGCGGCAAGAGCCGAGCACTCAAAGCAGAGCAGGGCACCATTCTCACAACCGCCATCTTCGACAACCTGTTGCGCGCCCGTGGGCTTGAGGGTGTGCTCACGCTGGCCACCGCAGAGCAGTACATGCTTCATGAACTGGCGGTACCAGTGAGCGGCAAAGGCCCAGCCCGCAAGTTCAGCACGCTCAACCAATGGGACGCCGAGCAAGGCCGCTTTGTCAACGACATGGCCGCCGACGAAAGCGAGTTTCAGGTGGGTGAGCAGGCTTGGAAACAGTTTCACGCCGAGGCCATGTACGACTCGCTCATGCAGGTGTTGGGCCAGCTCGCAGGCTCTGCGCCTCAAGTGGTGGTGGCTTTGTTGGATGTGGTGTTTGAAATGCACCCGACCCTACCCAACAAGGAAAAGGTGCTGCAGCGCGTGCGCGGAGCCACCGGCATGCGAGACGAGGACACCGAACTCACACCAGAGCAGCAAGCCGCCATGCAGCAACAGCAGCAAGTGGCTCAAGCGCAGTTCCAAGCCCAAATGGCACAGCTGCAGGCCACGATCCGCGAAGCCGAGGCCAAGGGCGAGAAGCTGGAAGCCGAGGCCATGGCCAAGCGCTTGGAAAGCCTGTACATGGCCGCCCAAGCTGCCCAGGTGCTCACGATGGCGCCCGGTATTGCACCGATGGCCGACGAGCTGGCCAAGTCGGCCGGCTTCAAAGACATCGGCGGCATGGCCGGGTTGGCCGACCCGG